ATTTGCCAGTGGAACCACCGCCTTCCCGCAGATTATACCCACCAGGTGACAATGTTCCAAGCAATGCCACCAGCATCTCCTCGTAGAAATTAAGTTCCTCATCTGGAATCTCGTACCACTCTTTGTCAAAGTTATCCCATCCGTGCTTCTTGATGGCGGCCAAGATTGCCCTACACCCGCTGCGCTCAAGTTGGTGTTCTTTGAGGCGTTCTTCTATAGGACGGATTGTTTGCCCAATGTACGCTTTTCTGGACTTCTTCTTGAGCGTGAGCTTGTAAACGAAACCCATTTATGTGTGATTTTTACACTTATCATTATCTTTAACATGTCGATATGATATGCTGCGTGTGCTATGTTTAGATGTCATTTGACCCAGGGATCTGGAAAATGTATAACAATTGGTGCAAGGAACAATCTTTAAAAAATTCCACAAATACCACCAAATGTCGCTCGCAGACTTTGTGACAGAGTTCCTTGGAAATGACAAGTTCTGGTTTTCCAAGAATAACGAATTTGACAAATATCTAGAGGAGAAATATCAGCACCTGCTAGACAACCCATCTGGTGACGATTATCTGGGTCTCGCTATTTTGTATGATCAACTCCCTCGGCACGTTTTCAGGAGCTGTCAAAGCTCTCATATTGTAGAGTATTTTCTACGCAAGTCGCTGAGAAACTATGCCAAGATAGATCTTTCTCAGCTCACCGATGTCGAGTGGTGCTTTGCTCACCTCCCCGTGCGTCATACCAACAACCCCGTGTTGATCACTCTCACGGCAAAGAAGGCTTGGGAAAGGGTGGTCCCTGGACACGACCCTTTCCTCATCCGCTTCCTGAAGGCCACGTATGAAAGGTGTCCAATTTTGTCTCAAAGCAAATTCATCACCAAAATAGAAGGCAATACATTTTCGCCACAACTGCATGAACAAACGTTGCATTTCACACCAACCGGTCCTGTGCTACCAATGAACCCAAAGAATCATGTGGTGAAGGAAGTGATGAGTGCCCTGGTATCTCAGCGACCAACAAAGCTGATAATGAGCATCTCTGGCGGTTCTGATTCGATGGTTGCTTTCCACATCATTCATGGTCTGAAAGAAGCCTTTGGATATGACATTGATGTCGTTATGGTAAACTACACCAACCGGGATAGTGCATATGCTGAGGAGGCATTTGTTGCAGACTGGGTAAACTCTTTTGGATATCCTCTCCATGTGCGGAGGATCGATGAGATAAAGAGGAAGCAGTGTGTCGACAATCAGCTGAGAACTGTATATGAAAAGTATACTCGGGATGTCAGGTATGCCACATATAAGACACTGGGCCCACACCCAGTTGTCATGGGACATAATAAGGATGACTGCTTGGAAAACATTCTGCAAAACATTGGAAGTTGCCAAAAGTATGATAATCTTTCCGGAATGGACACGCTCGTGATCCAGGATGGCATTCCATTCTTCAGACCCCTGCTTGATGTTTCAAAGAATGACATCGTAGCATATGCCAGAGAGCATCAAATCCCTTTCCTCCCCAACTCTACACCCCCAACCATGAAGAGGGGACAGATACGGAACAAGGTGGCACCTGTGCTTAACGATTGGAATGATCTCTTTGTTCCGGGATTGTTCCAACTGAAGAAAACCATGGCGGACATGCACAAGGTTGTAGAAAAGAGCGTCGAGATGTTTGTGCAAAATTTTGATGCTAACCGTGTTGCGTGCGTGGACAAGTCATTCTTGGAGATGGGGGAAAACTTCTGGAAACTGTCGCTGAAGAAACTGTTCCCAACCGAAAACATCAGCAACAAGATGATAGTATCGCTGATGGAAACATTTACCAAGTGCGGTGATTTCTCAAAGTTTGAAATAAATAAAAACATACAGCTTATCGTCAAAAGTGCTTCTTCAAAAGTTACAATTGAATTCAAATTTCGCAACATGTAAGCATTTTACTTGAACCAAGGGAACTTGCCAGAGAATGCCCACACGAAGAGAATGTACAGTACAAAGGCACCTACCACAAAAGAAATCAGACCCTTCAGCAATTCTGCTCCCATTCCTTTATTCAAAAGGAATGTAATAACTATGGCCGCGGCAATAAGGGCCGTAACAACCGCAAGGTTGTTGTACACTCCCATTATGAATTTTTCCCACCCAATCATATTGCCAAGTATCAAAGTAATCACGACAAGGGAAATTATAACAGGGAGTATCATCTTAATAAACCAACATATTCTTTTTCATGTGAACATTTCAGTATAAAACTAATATCATCAAGCGCCAAAAGAAAGCAATATGTGCTTTGTCTGAAAAGATGCCACTTGACGAAGATGAGGAGGATGAGATTGGAAGTGGTATCATTTACTACATCACTGACAAAGATATGCCATCTCGTGGAAAGATTGGAAGAACCAAGAACACAGACATAAAGAAACTAAAATGTCGCTACTCAACTTTCTCTAAACCTTGTGTGTTCTGCTTCTACTCAACAGACATCAAAAAGGATGAAAATGATCTGAAGATGGTGCTGAAAGAGAATGAGTGTATGGATGCTACCATTGGCAAAGAAACTGTCCACAACTCGCCAGACACAATGAGGATTTTTCATGAGTTTGCCAACAGATGAAAAATCATATGAAAATTTCAGTAGAAAACTAATTTCAAAAAAAAAAAAAAAAAATAAAGAGACTGATAATACTAGTGTACCGCGTGGGAGCGATAATCTCTACCGATAATCCCTGTAAACAACTTAAAAGATTACATGTCAATATTGTAATGGCGAAAGTCTATGAGTTCATGGTATTTGAATGTGAGTGTGGATATTATACAACTATCAAAACAAATGCTCTACGGCATGCCAAGTCAGTTGCTTGTAGAGACAAGTCAATGACATCAGAGACACAGAAATTTGTCAAGGAAAGTGCCATTGGCAACAGTGTATCCAATAGCAAGACAATCAACACCTCGGTATACATCGAGGACAACAAGGTCATCAACAACAACAGCATCAACATCACGCTTGCCGTGCCAGACAAGTCGGCAGTGTCGGCGGTATATGACATATTCAATAAACCAGAGTTCATCAGTGAAATACGCGGGGCGGATCCTCAACAGATACCTGCTATTTTGTTCAGGTATACACGTGGAATATGCGCCGACCAGAAGTTTGTCAAATACGATTCCGACAAGAATGTCGTTGTCCACAAAGATCCTGTCACTGGAAAGGACACTACAAAAGACTTGAAGAAATACCGAAATGAATACTTGAAAGAGAGTGCAAATTTATTTGACGATGATTACCACATCCCATACGCTCCTCAAAATATCCAGAGGGCATTGAAAGACATGACAAAACCAACCTTTGACACTGGGAAGAGGAAAGAGACCCCTATTTCCGGCGCTCAGGTGATAAAGATGTGTGCCTCTGGCGACCACCGGATGTATAAATTTCCTGTTGAGACCAAGGATTTCTATGACGACGTTGCCAAGAATGTTGACGTTGAAATAAAGTCCACCTGATTCTTAATCAAATATTTTCAGTGCTTTTTTCTATGAGATCTCTCATGCGTTTTCTGTGAACACCGAGTGAAAATGAGTCTGGTCTTCTAACATTAACTTGTGCATTTTCTAGTTTTTTGACCAATGTATTCCATTTATATGATTTTAGCAAATGTATATAATGTCTTCTTATTCTATTCCATATATTTGGAAGCTCCCTGCGTTGGTCAGCATATAGCGGAGATGAGAAACCTCTAAAGAGAATCATCCTCCTTATGTTCCGCAGTACATATAATGCAACATCATTAGTATAAACATTATGAGAACTCTTATAAAATGATACTCTCATTTTAAAAATGCTTGTCAATATGGCAAGAGTATCTCTTATGACTTCTTCATGCCGTATCATTGTAGATACAAACTCCATTTGTTTTTTAGTTTTGAGATCATCCCAAGAGTAACCAGCGTCATTAAAAGTTTTCATTGATTCGTGTTTTGACCATAGTATATCTAGTAAACATTGCCCTACGAATTGAATTTGGTATTTTGTATACACGAGCATTTTTTGAACCGCCAAATGTGATTTACTGAGTTTTCTAAGTTTTGATATTGCCTTCTTTATCAATTGTAAGTTTTCATATCTGCAATCTGCTCTCTTTTGAATTGTTATTCCATTTTCTATAGAAATGAGATTCTTCTTGTGATAATCCTCATTTCTTATATAGTTAACCAACTCAATGAATATTGTGAGTTTGTTCTCAAATGTCCCACTATCCATCTTGTATATGTCAACAATTTATCTCTCGTTATTAATCTTGTCTGATTTCAAGTCTTGAATGATTGAGTTTTACATGGTGATGTTTTGGGCAAGGGCGATTCCTTCTTCTATAACAAGATTCAGTTCTTTCTCAAAGAGATATCCGGTGTCTTTGAGCTCGACTTCTATTTCGTAGGTTTCCTCAACGTCGTCCTTGTTTGGGATGGTCTCCACTCGTGTGAAATCAATCTGCCACGGTCCCTTGGGGAAAGATGTCCTGTGCTTCGTCCGCTGAAGCACGTAGCTGTTTGGTGGGGCGCCCTTTTCCTTTGTTTCCAGAGCCAGACTTGTCCGAATGGCAAACTTTCCCGGCGTCACATCGTTTGACACCTTTTGCTTGTGTTCCCAGTACATGGCACCGCCTGATTGAACGTGCCGCGACGAGCAGTTGCCCCTGGTAGATACATATTTGTCCACAATGACAACTTCCTTGCCCTTTCCTAGTTTTTCCATTGCCTGGGTCCATGCAATCTTGGGCAAGCTTGCATGAAATCCGCGAGACGTTTGGATGCCAACGCGGAACTCCAGTTCAACTGTGCGGAAGTCGTGGTGCAGCAGGGTATCGGCAAGAGTCTTTTCCATGATTGTTTTTGTTGGTTTGGTGAATGTTTAATGTGTTAAGCTCTTATATAGAAATTTTACACCCCGGGATCAAATGACAATAAAAAATATATCAAGATATCAAAATGGAAATATCCGAGTATATTCTTGCAATACTTGCGGTACTAGCAATTCTCATCCTGATGAGAGTAGATACTCTGTGGAAGAGTCTGCCACCCAATGGTCCTCACATCATACGGTTGCCAAACTTTTTGACATCATCTGATTGCGATGCTCTCGTGGCGATGGGTGAACGGGAAGGGTTGGTAGATTCTGAGGTATCCGGAAACACGGATGACAAACCCGCGTATCTGGACACTGAAGCGCGAAAGAGCAAGCAGACTTGGTTTGCAACAGGAAAGCACCCGGTGTCTGATATGATACAAAATAAGACGAGGGACTTTCTGAGATCCAGGGGCATGGACGACGATTCATATGTGTTTGAGGACATCCAGCTTGCAAAATACACCAAGGATGGGTTTTACAAGCATCATTTTGATGGTGAGGACTGTTCTACCGTGTCTTGTCCCAAAGACCAGAGACTTGGAACGATGATTGTGTACCTCCAGGAACCAGTTGCCGGTGGAGAGACAGACTTTCCAACTCTCAAGACGAGCGTGAAACCGGTGAAAGGCAATGCTGCTTTCTTCTGGGTTGCCGACCCGCGCACAAAACAACTGTTCAAGGAAACTCTTCATGCAGGTCAGCCTGTAAAATCTGGCACCAAGGTAATAGCCACTCAATGGATTCGAGCTATGTAATTCGTCAACACTCTAAAAAAAATATAAAGGCATAATGTATTATGGCGCCTGATAGCTTTAGTTCCTTTATTCCATTCAAAAGAAATCTGAAGACACCCTGCATTCTTTTCTGTAAGTGGAATAATTGCGGCCACTGCCATACGATGGCACCAGAGATGAAGAAGGCTCAGACTGCTCTACGTGGCAAAATGCCCGTGTACATGGTCGATGCCGAAGATCATTCAAGAGTATGTGAACAGCTTAAGGTTAATGGATTTCCTACTATTTTTGTTCTTGGGAAGGACCGCGTGGCTCGTAAATACCCTGGCGGTCCCAGTGCGCAGAACATAGTTGCTTTTGCCAAAAGCCACTCTAACAAGTAATCTAATCAAAACACAATTTGTCGATATATATGTATATCGACAATCGTATTTTAATAACCAAAAAAATATTGATAAACTTAAATGTTGAAGGTATCGCCGAACAGCGTCTCTAATATTAGATATGCCCAGCGGGGCGTGGAGATTGCCCGGTATTGCTTCAAAACATATAAGAATATACAAAAAATCCAGAAAGAGGGCCCCAAGAGCCCGGCGGCCGATGAACTTGTGCGTGATACGACAGAAATTGGAGTCATAGCGCTCAAAATGGCTCAATTCTTGTCCGCCCGCGGTGATGTCATCGATGCAAGCACACTCTCGGTAATCGAGCGGTTTCAAAACGAAGTGCCTAGCGAAGTTTCGCCCCTCCCAGATTTCACCTTAGATCGGAAGAG